CCAACGCCGTTTCCAGTGTATAAGGGGCCTGGAACTCCCCATCGTGCATAGTTAAATCCAATGCACTTGGATATTGTGTAATACAAGTAATGCTTATTACATTTTAAAACGAGTGTATGCATCAATACACCTGAATCAGAGCTTCTCTTGATCGTAGTTTCAAACTACTCCACTAAATAATGGTACCTCTCGAGGGAGGTTCAAGACAAACAAGTTTTCGCAACACACATTTAGTTTGGAAGATACTAAATGCAAGTTCGTAACTACCTCATTTGGGTTCTTTGGTTTTAATCGCATGTATCCAACGCGATATTAAATTGTGAAAATTTACCCTATTCCTCTTTCGAGGAAGGGTATGGGTTTTCATCCCATTCGTATTTCTCACAATACTTCATAAGTTGTTCCTGGTAAGTAGGGAACGATCCTACGAGTCCTGTGAGATTACATTCTTCTGCAACTTGCTTAAGTTGTGCGCATCTCTCAGTGTATTTCTCACGTCCGAAATGCGCATACTTATCAAGAGCATCTTTAATTGTACAAGCAGCATGAATTTCTTCTGAAATCTGTGATTTTCCATGTGCATGGAGCATCTTAGAAATCGAACTCTCTTCAATAACTGCTCGATACAATTGTAATTCATCATCCCATACTGCATTATGTTTTAAGAAACCTGCTTCAGATCCATGTATAAATGGAACGGATTCAGCTTCTTTATCAGCCATAGTATATACAATATCACTATCAGCTAAAACACGTGCAATATTAGTGTGATTATACGCATCATATCCTTTTTTAACAGACATAATATTATCATCTCCATATGTTAATAAAGCAATAATTTCAGCAAATAATGGTACTTTCCACCATTTTTCTTCTTGTGCTATTTTGTAATATACGTAACGCATATACAAACTATTAACTAATGAATTGGTAACAACAGTCAAAGGATGTCCCGAAGGATTAGATCCATAAAATTGTACTAATGTCCCAAAATAATCATAAGTTGGTGAACAAATTTCAGTGGCAATACCACGCATGATAGTTAAATCATCAGCGTCATAATTACCACTTAATTCAGCAAGATTAATCAAAATCTTGAAACTCGCCAACATAAACCTTGGAGACATTCGTCCATCAAAAGATTTGTAGTCACCTGCAACTACTCTATCTACTCCATGCTTGTACACATGTTTCATCATTTTAGTCCATTCAGGTGATTCTACATTCAATCCTACAGCGCACTCAAATATTTCCTTATTTTGTTGCATTAAAGCTGAAATTGATAAGAAATATTTCCTAACCAACATAATAAAATAAATGTTACATCCTGCGAATACACGAACTTTCTTTTTACCAATTTTTGTTGGTTCGTCCTTCAACGAAGCTTTAAAAACAGTATTAATTCGGTTCCCATCCAGTAAAGTTTCTTCGAGTTTCTTAATCTCCTCCAAAACTTTAGGATCAATATCTCTAGGACATGAAATTCCTTCCACTTTCCTCTCAGACTTATTAACAAGTTTTGTCTTAGGTCCAGATATTGGAAATCCGCAAGCTGTAGCAAAATTCATAGCATTAATGCCAACTACTCCGTCTAAACCTGCAAGAACTACATCATCATCCAATTTGCCTATATTGTGCAATTTATTCTTCAAACTAGAAGTTAAAGTCGTATTAAAATCCACAACAGCCTTATCAATCAATGTAGCATCAAATTTATGTGCTGTATGAGTTTTATTTTCAATATCCACTTCTTTATGCAATATATCTTTCATCAGATGGGGTTTATCGTGCATTCTTTCCAAACCTAAATGTTCGTGTACTTTCTTTGAAATCGAAGAAACTACCACTTCAGATTTTGGTGTAGCACCGGGTCTATTGTGTGCTCCATAAACATTACACCGTGCATCACATTCTAAATTCCTAGTGACACATAATTCGTGTGGTTCTTGTAATGGACCAACATCAATATCTCCAATCAATGTCTTAAAAGATTGTCCGGCATGCGAAGGTAAAACTGAAGGTCTTTTTGCAATATTGTCAATCGCATCTAAAACTTGGTCTCGTGTAACAAATCCTGCTGTTGCTGTATAATTTTTTCCACCTAAGTGAAATCCACCAATAAACGGCATATCTTTGTTATCGCGGCCAACAAATGTTGCCATACACAAACCTTGAAAAGTCTTTTCTGGAAAATAATAACTAAGTGACTCAAATGATCCACCTAATGTAGTCCTATTGGTAGTACGTGTACCTAATAATTTCCGGTAAATTTTTATTTCACCTTGATCATTATATACCATTTCACCAACAATCTGTTTACCATGTGCAATTTTCCCTGGAAGGTAAGCGGTTAAATCACGTTGATCACCTAATTCAGGAACATACCACACACATATATCAGTATTAGGTATCCTGTAGCAAGATTGCATCGATATATTCACATTTTTAGGATTAGCTCCCGGTTTTGTAATCAATGCCTCTGCGCTATAATCAGGTACTACATGAGAAGGAATTAATGCCATATTGCCTCGAATTGGTAAACAATTACAAAAACTTGTCTTACCATTCTTCAATTTAATATGAATCATCATAATCCTTTTACTTACCATTCCAGTTAATTGATCCGGCGTAGTACAACGAGCGGTGCCCGAAATTCTTGGATTAAATGTAAATCGCTTATAACGCGAATGTTCATCCCAGAATTCCGTGGCTGATTTTTCCTTCTTGTCCTCAGTATCATCTACTTCAGGTCGCATATATTCTGCTGCCTCTGATGTTAACATATCATAAATTAATTTAATGATAGAACCAATCATTGACAAAGCAGTAATACCACCAAGCAAAGAAATGAATCTAGTTTTATCAAACATAGTCATTTCCTTCAGATAATCGCTAGGTTTCTTCATGCGCTGTATTTTGTATTTTATTACATAACACAATGCTTTATAAAGTAACCATTGTTGAATTTGAACGGTTAATATAAGTCCAATATATATCCATGGATGGTGTGTAATACACATAAAACAAATCGTATATATAACAACTGCTTTAACGCAGATATCAACACAATATTTACTAATAATCCAATTCCGACATATCTTAGTACTTAAAATGACAAATACCAATTCACTTAGTTTTTTAAAAATCAATGTTTCCAAATCATAATAATTTTGAAATACATTATCTAAAATACCAAATTCTGAATCAAGTACTTCGTTAGTTTTATTAATACCAAGTGGAAAACCTTCATCATCCAATTGAATATCAATATTACTACGTTGAGTCTTAACAAAACCACGTTGTTCTTTAAAATGCTTTGCAGTATTTTCCTTCAAAAATTCTAAGAGATCACACAAACTTACTTCGCGCATTTCCTTGCCCTTAAAAACTATAGGTACATAAGTGACGCGTTGCATTTTATTATTTCCTTGGCGAATATTGCCAGAATGCAAAATAGGTCTTTCCAACGTAAATTGCGCAAAATCTGGATATGCAATTCCTGCAAAATCTTTTTCGACTTTAGCAGAATCAAGCATAGTAGAATCTGATAATTGATATTCTTTCCTCACTGTTTGTGTGATAGTAATATCAAAACGACGGGCAACTGATAAAGGTTCATTAGAGTAATGTGAAGCGTTCAAATCTTTTACATTTGTAGTAGCTAACACAACTCTTGGTTCAATCATAATATTTCCTTTTAAATCAGCATTTGGATTTAATGCTGCTTGTGGAGAATTATTAATAAATTGAATAACCTTTAATAACGGATTACCTTCTGTGGTCTCGACAGTACTATTACACAAATCATCTAATATTACTCCTGTATGATGTGTTCGAAATTCAGACTGAAATTTATCAGCTTCATTCAAAACTACTACAGAATCAGATGATGCACGAAAACCATTAACTTTTAAAATATAACGTGTAACAGCATTTGCTATTGACGATTTTCCTACAGACGATCCACCAAACAAAAGAATTCCATAAGGTTTCATCCTAATAAAATCTTTCTGTGAAGCAATACGTTTTGCTTGTAACATTTTTAACTCCTTCAATTTAGGAGTGTAATAAGCCTTTTCAGAACCGGCTTTGACAC